TAGTAGGTTTTGGTTCAGGTGGAACAGGTGCTGGTTTTTCTTCAGTTACACCCGCACCAATCATAATTTCACCATCTTGATGTATATGATAAGGACCTACATAAAGTTCTTCAGGATTTTCTACAAAGAAAAAACTATCTTCTGATGTAGCAGTTAAACCAACTTGAATAATAGGATTTACATATATTTCAATATCATCTTGGGTTGTGTCACCACCAGTAGTTCCGTAAGCCATGATTAAGTCCTTAGTATAAATTCAAAATCATTATCATATATTATTTCTTGACCATCATCGTGATTAACTTTTATTAAAATTTTATAAGCACGATTGGGTTCAAATGAATCTAAATCTTGTTTGAAATAATTAGAAGTTGTATCACAACTCATAGTTGTATAAGCACTAAACGGAACAACAGACTCATTTGTTGCCATATCAATAATAGAATAAGTACCCTTACCATGTGGTATAAAACTACCACTAACGGTTTGAACTGATGTTGTAAATGATTTTTGTATATATCTTTTACGAGCACCAAATCTAAATTTTATGGTTTCGTTTTCTTTATACGCTTCTCGTAAGTGTATTGGGTATAGGTAGTTCTCACTATTACCAGAAACATCCAAGGTGGTCAAGCTACCTGTGTTAGAACCAGTTGCTGGAAGATGGTCGTCCCACTTCAATTCTATCTTAGGAGAGTATATAGTGTTGGTCTGTCTTGAGAAAAATTTAAGGTCTTCAAAACTGCCACTTGATGTTTCTCTACTGCCAGATATTCTTACCAACATACCATAGTTAAAATTTACACCACCAAACCATTTATTAGCAAGACTTGTGATATTCATATTGATATCAGGAGATTGTGCTGAAAAGGATTGAGATACTTCATCACCAGCAATATAAGTTCCACCAGGAGTTGTCCAACTTATCTCCGAGCCGTTTTGATTTTTTCTATATAACCAACTACAACCATCAACTGTTTTTGGAACATCACCTTCCTTACCAACACCCTCATTCCACTCTTGACTTAATGGATAAGCAGCAATTGTATATTCTTCACTTAATCCACTTGTTCCTTCTGTTTCATAAAGTCTAAGATTTAACTGATAGTCATTTGGTAAAACAGATGAGCTAATGTAATTTTCTATTTCATCAGCATCAAACTGAAGAAGAACTCTTGTTTGATAAGAAAATGTTCTATCTGCAAATACTTTTTTTAATTCAAGTATCTCATCTTGTCCTGTGTTCTTATCCTTAAAGTCTTCACCTGTAATTGAGTTTGAACCACTATTAATAAAAGTATCCTTGGTTGTAAAAAAATATCTATGCATTATATTACCTTCCCATAAATGTCTTGGTTTGGATTTCGTAATTCAAATACAGCAGGTGAAACAGATGGTTTGTAAATACCATCTTCAAGAGAACTATGAAAATCATATTGAAATCCATAATTAGAATCATCCCCTATAACCTCACCATCCCCTCTATAATAATATAATTTTCTGCCACTAGCATATTCATTATTTCCATCTTGAAATAATGTTAATTCTTTTATCCCAATCACACCACTTAATCCTAATATATTATATTGTAAATCATTTATATTAATTGATTGTCTAAACTGCATTTTCTCTACTTTAAAAAAGTCTTTTATTACTTGAATTACATTTAATTTAATTTCCGTTGGATTTAATCGTCTATCACCATTTACTTTAAAATTAACACCAAAATTTATTAAATAACCAGAGAATAAAACTTCTTTTAAATTAAATCCAAAATCAACTTGATCATTTATCATCCTAAAATGATTAAGATAAGTAGCTATATTCTGTAAAACAAGTTGTGGTGTTTGAACTAATTGTTTATTTTGATTATAAGAAATAGTAGAAACCAAAAGAGTTCCACCATCTAATCTCTCTACATAAGCTTTAGCAATACTACCAAACTTTGTTGGAATACTTTGTATTCTTGCTGTATAATCTTCTTTGGTTACACAACGGAGTTGAGTAGCAAAAAACGCACTAGCATTATTTTTAATCTCATCTACGGTTTGACCATCTGTCCCACCGACACTAGACTCATCGTTTGTTACAGATATAGTTACACCATCAGGAGCATTATTTATATTGGTAAGTTCTCCAGCTTGAACATTTGATGTAGCACCACCACCTACTCTATAAGTAAAAGTCATTATAGTATTTGCTGGAGTTTCACCTAAGTTTAAATTATTTCCAATAGTAGAACCTATAGCACCAGGTATATCAGCAATATTATTTCCATTTATTGTTACACCAGCTTGTTCTACAGGATCAACATTTGAACCTGAATTACTAAATCTAAATAATCCATTACCAAAACAAACTTTATATGTCTGTGTATCTTCATCGAACTTTGTTATAAATTTTTTGTTTGTTTTAATGTATTCAGCAACATATGGAACAGGCACCGATGATAAAACAGTTGTAGCATTACCTTGGTCATAAGCACTATCTCTAGTTGTATCATCACTATAATGAGTTTCTTTTAAAACTTTTTCTTGTGCTAGGTAATCAACCTCATACCATGTAAGCCTGGATGAGTCTGTACAACTTAATATCTCAACTACATTATCATCTCCTAAATCTAATTCTAAAAATTTAGTTGGACTTGTTATAGTAAATGATTTTGATTTTGTTTTTCCTGATATAGCTCTTACATATCTAGTAAGAGTATAAGATTCCGCTTCCCCATTACTATCTAATGTTGGAGCACTTATAGCGGGATCACCAGAACCACTTGATGTAAAATCTATTTCTCCTGTTGTTTCAAAAAGTATTTGAGAATCTATACTAGAAGCAATTTGTAGCCCACTATCTATTGAAGATGGAGCTTGACCATAATTAGGTGTACCATCTGAATTTGCATCTATGGTTGTTGTTACTTTTAAACGAACAACCGATGGAGTTTTGTTAGGAACTTTATATCCTAGAAATTCAGAAAGTCTTCTTACGTTTCTTTTTTCAGTTGCAGTTGCTAATAAGTTTTCTTTATAATTGTAATCAATATAATAAGAAAGAACATCACCAACGTAACTTGATAATTCTATTAACATCATACCAGGTGATGTTTCATTAAAATCTTTGTATGTATCAGGAAAATAAGACTTGGTATACTCAATCAAGTCAGCTTTGATTGTACTGAAATCTTTGCTTGTGTAATTTACATTCGTTTCTATTAGTTTTTGTTTATCGGTATATGCCATTAGTAAGCTCCATCGCCTGTTGCTGATGAGGTTTCATCACCTACACCATCAAATGTAACTTGAACACTTTCTAAACTATTAGGTGTTCTATTTATATTAAATTCTATATTTATAGTCACTTGATTTATATCATCTCTTCGGTTGACTTCAATGTTTCTTAAATCAACAAATGGCAACCATCTCTGAAAAACATCTACTATGTTATTTTCAATTTGAATTGAAAGGTCTTCGGTCATCTGTTCAAATAGAAGTTGTTTTAAATTCATACCTAAACTAGGTTGGAATAATCTTTCACCTTGATTGGTTTGTAGTAAAAGTCTTATGTTAGTTTTTACAGCCTCAATAGTAGTTTTAGTTGTTGCAAAATACCCATCTCCACCAGCAACCCTAGCAATTGGAAAGTCTATTCCAACTGATACTCTACTATCTTGGTCTTCTACAAATCTATCTTTTCTATTATCTAGTATTGGCATATTATACCTCTACGACTCTTTTTAATTGAACTTTACTTTGCATTGATTCTACCTTACCACCACCCATTGGATTATCAACACCTTGACCTTGATCATCAATCTTAACGGTAATCATAGGTATCGTACCAGGTCCAACCGGTGTAACGGCAGGAACAGCACCTTGACTTGCATTTAATTTAGTTATAGTAAATGTTTGAGCTTGAACCCAATTTATTATAGCTTTAGATAAGTCACCAGCTAACTCGTCAATTTTTTTTTGACCATCGGATGTAGCATTAACATTATCTTCACCAAGGTTTTTTACAAAGGCAGCATATATGTCGGATTTAAGCCCCATTTCTAAACTTTTCCTTTTCTTCTACTTTCTTCATTACACCTGAATAATCCTTGGTAAAAGCATTAGCCAAATGTTCAGGTAAGTTTTGAGCATCATCAACTACTGATTTTGTTTCTGCTTCTTTATTTATATTCTTCCATTCACCTGAGTGAGCAGTTTCTTTTAAGATGTCATTTAAGATAGAATCCTTAGTCATTGGAACTTTCGTGTTAGATACTGGATTATTACCAGTAGTAGATGCGGTAGGTTGTGGCGCTCTATCTTCAACTATACTATTAGTTTTACTACTAACTAGCGCTTCATCTAACTTTTTCTCCAGTACCGAAAATTTATAATCTAATTCTTCTCTTATAACTTCTCTTATTAACTTCTTAAATATATTAACCTTCATTATTACTCCTGTTGTTTTGTTCTATGTAATGATGATGACTCAGAAAATTAGGACCATCTTTACCATAATTTATATTTCCATTATCATCTTCAGTTTCAGTTCTTGATTCCAATTGTGTTACTATCTCCGTTAAAGTAAGTATAGGACTTTCAAGTGCCACACTCTTACTCGTACCTAACGGAGCTCCTAAAGCATCAGTAAGTGGTACAGGAACTCCTTGTACAAGGGCATGAGCATTTTTTAATATCTTTGTTATATCCTCTAACATCTTTCTTAACTCATCACCTAATACTACAGGTTCCTTCTTACTTTTTGCTGGTTCTCCTAAATAAATATTACCAGAATTAATAACTGAATAACCTGAATTGTTTAATGTAAAATTTCTTTTAGCTCCAAAATTTATATTTCTATTTGATGATACAGTAAAATCGCCTTGGTCGCTTCTAGCATCAAATGTTATCTTATCAGAAGTAATAATTATTTGATCGGTTGTTGTATTATCTGTAATATTTCCATAGTTATAATTAAATATCCCCTCACCACCATCGTTTCCTTTATTTAAAGAAAATGGATTAACCTCTTCAGTAGGAACATCTACTGATAAGAAAAAATCACTATTTTGACCACCAAAGTTTTGTCTAAGAGATCCATTAGACAAAAGAGAAATAACAGAACCTGCAGATAATGATTCTTCAGAAAATGGATTATTATTACTTATGTTTAGTAACGGAAATATAGCTCGCGAACCAATTCTAATTCCATTCCCATGCCTGCCTTCAATTAATAAATCTGAATGCTTTGATACATCATATGAAGTATTGCTCAAAAAATCTAATTCCGAGTTCTTTCTCTTTTTTAATTTTTTGACTTGAAAATTTTGAGGATATTCTATTCCATACCCACTCTTTTTATTTATCTGAGGGTTGGGGTTTAAATCTCTACCTTCTATATTTTTAGAATAAAAACTAGCAGGAGAATAATTAGGTTCATTAAAACTATTTAAAGGTCCTATGTAATAAAATTTTTTAGATATTAATACAAATAAAACTAAATCACCTCTAGTTATAGAATCACTTATACCTCTAAATAATGGTCTAGCTTTTATTCTTTTTTGTATAGTAGGTAATGTAGTCTTTAATGGTTTAATCTCAATTATCTGAGATGAGTTTTTTTCTTCATCTTGATTTGGATAATCAACATTATTTATAAAAACCTTGTTTACTAAAGCTAAATTAAACTCTATTGCTTTAGTAGCTATATCATCATAAAATCTTTTTAAACCCATTATGTCTTTCCATACTTACTTCTTATATCAGACATATCAACAATTTCATCTTTTTTCTTTTGTAAATCAGTTGTTACATCTTCAAGAGTTGCCATTAGTTGTTCTTTCTCTTCTTCAGAAAGTAAAGCAGTACTACTATCATCGATAGTTTGCTTGGACATAATGCGTTGATATATAGTAGCTAGTTTAACAAGGTTATCATCATTACGAATACCCACATCCATTAATTCTTTGATTATAGGACCTACAACAGCTATGTCTTCTATACCTTGGATATAGCCATGAACTTCCTGAATCAATAAGTCAATCTGAGTTTTCTTTAACTTAGTGTTCTCGTATATCTCCTCAGATAAATCTGAAAAGTTTTTATTACCGAATATTTTATAATCGTTTTCCATACATATAAATATAGTACGGGTTTAGAATTACACTAAAGAACCTGTATATCTTAGGTTGTCTATATGACCACGGCTAAGAACTTCTTCTTGGATTCTAGGATAAATCTTACGGAATGTATTGGTGACTTGAGTAATCTTAGATGTCTTAACATCTGTCATTTCTCTAATCATAATGTATATTGCTTTCTTATTAAAATTATCAATATTATCTTTATTCTTACATAGATACAATATAGATTCAGCAATATCTCTATCTTGTGGTTTTGGAAAAAGTCTTTCTATATTTTCTTCAAAGTATTCCATAGTCTTTTTAAATATATCAGATGATGGATTTTTTTCTATTACTTCGTCATCTACACCTTGTGTATAAAGAGTATCAACATCATCATGAATTTTTACTTTTTTATAGTTAGCATTATTATTTAGTATAAGATAATTTTTTGCTACTACAGAAAAATAACTAAAGGCTTTACTACCTTTGGTTTCATCAAACTTGTGCATATTGATTACAAGATTGGATACAACCTCTTCTTGTAAATCTCTAAACCCATAACTGAAATAACTAAACTTAAATGTATTAATTATGTTTTCAGCAAGTTTAAGAAATGCTTTATGAATTTCTTCAGTATAAATTGTATTTCGTTCTGATGGTATATCGGAATGGTTATATCTTATAATGGCATCATGTACTGGTGTACCAAAATATATTTTACTTTTCTTCTTTCTTTTTTTCTTTAATGGTGGCATCTTCAACCTCTGTTTCAAATAAACTATTTAATTCATTACCAAGTCGTTTTATCTCCGTAAAGAAAAAACCGACTTCATCATCGGACTCGAAAGTCCCTCTATCATCTATTTTTTTAAGTTGAAGTTTTATTGATTCTATTGTATTATTTATATTTAAAATTATGTTTTCGTAGTCGTTGATGCGGCGTAATGCATAGAAAGCTACCAATCCTAAAAAGGTAGCTATTATTCCAAGTGTAACGATTATTATGTAATGTAACAATTAAGACTCTAATTCGTGTATTTTTTCATCTATCAAATCTATGACTTCTATAAGTACTTCATTTTGTTCTTCACTAAGTTCTGTTTCTAATAACAAACTCTTTAAATCCTCTAAGAAAAGGATAATTTGGTTGTTAATCATTAAGCATCTCCTACGATATTAGTTAATAGCTCGAGCATCTGATCTTTATCAAAATCTTCTAACTCGTCTATATGATTATCTAATGTTTCAATTAAATCTTTCATATAACCATCTTTAAAACTTTGTACAGTTTTTTCAAATAACTCAGGATTTTCTACTTCTAATACATCTAATATTTGATTAATTAAATCGTTAGCATCTGTTAGATTCTTTCTTACCTTAAAAAACATTTCTTTGTGTCTTGATTGTTCTACTTCTAAGGTATCTAATCTGCTAAGTATAAAAGATATAACTTTAATTATTTGTTCGTTTGTATGTTGTGATTTTTCCATATATCCATAAATATTTACTTACTAATGAAATCACTTATATTTTAGTTATTATTATTTAAAGTTTAGGGGCATAGAAGAAAGGAAGAAAGAACTATGCCCCATATAGAACCTCTTGAAATGAGATTCAATTCTTTGAGAACGATTATAACCTATTTATATTCCTCTGTAATATACACAATTAAAACCATTAAGTCAAGCATTATTTTTGAGAACTTGAAACTAAATTGTTAGAAACTTGTTCACTTAATAAGGATTGTATGGTGAAATATAACGATGGGTTTCGTTTTAATAAATCTTTAAAATCTTTTTGAGGCCAGACCAAACATTCAGCGTTATGTTCTACTCGACAAGTTGCTGTTGCTGGTTTCTCTGTAAGAAAACTCATCTCTCCTACAAACTGACCATCTTTTAATTCTGCTACTTTATTATCATTAACAAGAACATCTACAGTTCCGTTATAGATAAGGATTAAATCTTTTACTGGCTTACCTTGGGTTATGATAGGTAATGGTGTATTAAACTTTTTCCATTCGGCTACTTTGGTTATCTTTAAGAACTCAACAGGTGTTAAACCCTTAAACATAGTTTCATATAATTCTTTTTCTTTATCTGTCATATCAACTGGTCGTTTTTCATATATGATAACTGCCACATGATATAAGTTAAGTAGTATAAAGATAATGTTCCAACCGATAGCAATCCACATAGGTTCGACTGGAATATAAAAGTTATATAATACAGAGAATAAACTAGCAACTACGGATACGAGTCGTAGGTATAATATATCCTTGACCAAAAAGGAAAAGGCAATAAGACCAAATGCTAAATGTCCAGCTATAGTTGCTATATTCATATTACATATTCTTCTGAACTCTTTTTACATAAAAGTTCGTTTTAATATAATTCTTAGAATAACTTCTTGTTACGGTTGGACCATGACTATAAGCAGTAAGTGTTGCATCTAAGTCATTGAATTGTTTATTTAATTTAGATAGATACTTTATTCCAACTGTAACATTTACATAAGGATCAAACAAGTCTTCTTTGGGTGTTTGGAATTCGGACATCGCTGTCTTAGGTAGTATTTGCATTAAACCTAACGCACCACTAGTAGATACAGCTTTATGATTCCAATTTGATTCTGTTTGTATAACGGCTTTAACCATTTCATACTCCACACCATATTCCCAACAAAGAGCTTCTATGTAAATAAGTATGTGCTTAAGTTTAGATTTATTCAAAGAAGATTTAATTTCTTTTGCTTGAGTTTCGTAATCACTTGGTGTGAATGGTACATTGACCATACGGACAATGGTTTCGGTTTTAGTATTTATTATGCTAGATGGATTACTTAGATTGACATATCCAACAACGGATAGTGAAGTCAAAGATACACCTAACAGAAAATACAATCTGTTCATATTCATATTATTACCCTTTCTTTATTAATAAATATATTAAGAATTGTCTTCAAGCTTTTTAAAAACTTTTTTTTCTTTAGAGTTCATCATCTGTAATTTAGATAAGTTGTCCATCATCTTACCTTTTTGTACAAGTGATATTTTATCATTCGAGTATAGTTTGTTAACTTCGTCTACGGCTCGTTGATAACCCCATTCGATAAATTCTTTTACGATAGTTTGATAGAGAGTTTCTGTTTTCATATGAGAGAGTTTAGGACTATTTGAGTGAGAGATTTTTACCGTTGGTTTTGGGTTATATATATTATCATAATATTTTTCTAACCACCTATCCCAACTATTATCAGAGAAGATACCTTTAGCAGCTCGTCCACCATTAGCAGACCTACGGTCTAATCTCTGAATATTTCTTTTAGTTTCCTCTTGAACAGGTTGAACAATTGCACCTGTCTTGTGAGGATATACAATGTGAGCTGAATACTTTTGTGTATCGGAACAATTGATACAAGTATCAAACCCAAGATGAACTCTTGATGAATTCACCGCAGTAGAACATTTTTTACAGTACACTATAACAAACTTACAGGTGGGTGATGTAGAACTTCTTCTAGTTCTTCTCCAGATATAACTTTCTCCCCATCTAATATAGTTTTTTCTAATTCATCCCTAAGACCATACATTAGTTCTACAGCAATATCAAGAGATATCCTAGTATCGGTATTAGCAGAGTAATCTGGTAGGTTGTTAGAAGCTTCTTCTATAAGACCTTCTATCTCACCTAGTTGTTCTAATATTTCTTTATACGACATTATACAAGTTCTCCAATTGTTTGTTCTAAATCACCATACATCAGTAAAGCAATAATTAAATTATCATCATTCTCTGTCCATTCAATATCAGGATTTTCCCAATAAATTTCACCAGTATCGTGGTTATATACTTGTTCAATATATTGCTCTTCTTCCATAACACCCCACACTACTGCTAGCTCATCAACATTACTTGGATGAGTGATAAACCCTAGCTCTTTCATATACTCAAGGATAGTGATGTCTTCAATTTTATTCTTACCATTGATAGTAACATCTTTTCCAAGTATGTAATTACTGCCGTAGATTGTTTCGTTTAAGTTCATTGTTTTTTCCTTTTTTGTTATATGTAAAGATACGAAGAATAAATGGTAATGTCAAGCACTTTTACCAAAAAGTTTTTTTTTCTTTTATAGTTGGTAAATCATCAGAAAAGGAATCAGCCCACTCAGGTGTCCAATCCTCAGTTTCACCTAATATTTTAATATCAATTATTTTCTGAGCAAACAGCACCTTATTTAAATTTAATTTGCTGTCTGCCCAAATAGAAAAGTTAACGACCTTATTTATATCCTGGTCTTTAGCTTTTATCTTATACCACATTTATTAAGAGTGACCTAAACCTTCGTAGTAAAGTTCAACATCTGCTTCTAGTTGTTCTACCTCAGTTACTTCATCCAGGTGGTCTGTTATGACATCTACTTCATCTGGATCAAATGGTATGTCCCTATCCAAATTAACTTCAGTTTCGTAAGATGATACCGATGGTAAACCTGAATAATTACATATCATATCTTTATCTGTTTCATAAGATGTTTCGGTTAGTTCATCAACCCATCTCATATTTTCATCCATCACATCAGCTTCTAAATCGGCCTGTAAGTTCTCAAAGTGTGTAGTATCTGTAATGTTACCCATATTAACTTACTCCATTCATAGCGTTATTAAAATCAGGATTTTCTTTACAGTAAGTATCCATATCAAACTCACCAGTTTTACAAGCTCTATTCGTTAGGTCTTCGTCCAACTCCATAAACAATCTCTCACGACCTTCTTTACTAAACCAAGAGATACTATGTCTTTGTTCACCGAACACACCAAACGCATCTTCACCGTGTCTAGTCATCTCAACAATTTTAATCTCGTTACTGACAGAAGAAAGAACATACTCAACAACTAGCTTGTTCTTCTCCATGAAGTCTGAAGAGTCTGTTTTTCCAAAATAAAAATCATAAGTATAAGTCATTCGTTTTTTCCTCTTTTGTTATATGTAAATATACATTAAATATATGACAATGTCAAGCACTTTCTTTAATTAATCTAGAACATCTATTTCTAAGTCATCCCATTCCGCAACATCATCCAACGGGTTAGCTGATATGTAAGAAGAATCGTTCATGTATGAAGAAATAAATTCATCATCCATATCTTCTTTTGAACCACCAGTTACCCAATTTTCTTTGATATCTTTAACCGCAGCTTTCCTTGCCTTCTTGTCGATTAACAAATCGTCTTCGGTAACTTCAAAATCAAATGGTAGGTCTTTTAGGTTTATAGTCATTTATTATCCTTGTGTTATTATTTGTTTAAAATGTAAAGTCAAGTACCTTGTCAAACTTTTATAAGTAATTAGGACCTGTCCAAGAAAACCAATTAGTATTGGTATCAAAAACATTTCCTCTAGCCCACTTAGCTGGAGCAGCCCAACCAGCGGCTTTGAAAGTATCACCTTTCTTGTGAGGTATTCCTTTGTGAGTGCCATTCTCTTTAGCAATAAACCCCCAAACTGAACTACCTTGTATTACCTTAATCCACTTCTTACCTTCTGTGGTTTTCACACCTGTGTTGAACCTTTCAATCATTTCATCACTACTCATCCAAGCGGCGTAATCTTTTTTAATGTTTTCTTTTAGAACTTCTACTTCTCTTTTCAT